CGGTAAGGATTTCAATAATGGTTTCCTCATGCCGAGCGAACTCGCATCCATAGACTTTGTGTTCAGGAATAAAGGACACCCAGTAGGTAAACCGAGACTTATCGTGACTGGCTTTCAGGTCAAGGCAGCGGGTTTCGGTTTGCAAGTAGCGGACTGCCCGGTCGGTTATCCGATTCAGCTCCTTTTCCCCAATGGTGCAGCCATCCGGGAAAAGTTCTTCCATGAACTGAAGAAAAAGCTGTTCGCCATTGGCACAATCGAACACGTCATGCCATGTGGCAGCCCATTCGGCCATTGCTTCTCTTTTTTCAAAGAGAATTGTGCAGGCCAGTCTGACAAAGTTGGCCGGAGATTCAACCATGAAATGCAGTTGTTCCATTGTCATATTCAGCCTCCATACACGCTTTCTTGCAAGCCTCACACTTTTTGTACGGCTGTTCAAGCCAGCAGTCGAACAGTAAACACTTCGGTTTTCTGTACTCCGGTTGAGCCTTGCGTCCGTGGGTTTGAGTACGAAACGTATGGTACTTGCACACCTCTTTGCCCCAAAAATCTCCGCCGAATTCGCAACTTTCACGACCCGGCGAAACCTCATGCTTAACTGTGATGGTTTTCATTTTTTCACCTCCGGCGGCTCCAGCAGCGGTGCCCACAGCTTCACATGCCCGTAGTGGCCATCCTCTGCACGGTGGCCATCCTCAATGTGCCACGTCCCGTTTTCGACCCAGCCTTTCATGGTGTGGCCGCTCTCGCAGCACACCCATACGATGTCGCTTATCACGGCGCAGTGCTTTTCGCCGGCGCATTCCCAGCTTTCTTCATGGGCGATTGGCGGGTTCTTGGCATCATGCCATGACATCTGGCGCACAAAGTCAACGACCATCTGGCCGGCCTCGTGCAGGGCTTTGGCAGCAGCGTCTTTGCCTTTGAAGCCGTTGTAATATTCAATCTCGGCCAGAGCGTCCAAATCCGTTGCCGGGTCGATGAGGCGGCAGGCTTCTTCTAGGGTCATTCGATGTACCTCCGCTTGTCCTTGTCCCAGTGCAGCGTGATAGGATTGCCGCATTTGCAGGGAATGGTGATCTCCGGCTCCATGGTATTGGTCTTGCCTTTGGCCACCAGCCCGCAGCAGCCGCAGGCGAACTCATAGGGGACAAGCCCCCTCTCAAGCGAGATCGTAGCCCCGCAGCGGCAGCCTATGGACATCTGCGGAACGTGGAGATATGTACCGAACTTCTTGCCGCAGCAAGGGCAGGTCAGGCGCAGAAGCCCACGTGCGCCGGGCTCCGGCGGGCGATTACTCTTTCTCATGGTCGGCTCCTTTCTCGGTCTGAAACCGAATCACTTCCCGGAACAGCAGCTCATTGTTGTGCTCCGATTCAGTCATAAAGTTGATGTACTCCCGGAACAGCTGGCGGTCATGCTGCTGCCGGCTGGTTTCGCCCAGCAGGGCACCGATAGCCACGCCCACGGCCAGTATCGCAATGTTGATGAAGATCTGATCAGGCATTGTCATCACCCAGCACTTTCTCGATGAGGTCAAAGACCATTTCCCGGTCTTCGGTGGTCAGGAAGTCAGCCGCCATGATTTCAAACTTGAGGCGGTCAGCGTATTCTTTCAAATCACCCATGGTTTACTCCTCTCCCAGCTGGGCAAGGATCTCGTTGCCCTTGTCCATCAGTTCATCCCGCCGTTTTTTCTGCTCAGCCTCCAGCTTTTTCATTTCCGCCTGATATTTTTTCAGGGTTTCCGGCCGGAAATTCTTGCTCTGGCCCATGCGGATTTTTGCGGCAATTTTCTTGTGCTGCTGAACGGTCTGGCGCAGTTCGGTGTCCGTGGTCAGAATCTGGTAGCGATGGTGGCAGCCGGGGCAGGTGAAATACTGCACCATGTAATCGCCGCTCCATGTACTGCGGATGCCGGCTGTCTTGATGCTGAACGGTGTGCCGCAGCGGTCACACTTTACAAGGTCGGTCATTCGCCATACTCCTTTCTGCACAGCTGGAACGCATTGCAGTGGTCATCGCAAGTTTTGCAGCACTTGTCGCATTCAGGGTGAGCAGCTTTGCACTTATCGCAGGGCGTGTCAGCCTGGCTGCCGGAACCATACACCGCAAAAAGCTGGTGGGTGCCGTCTTGCAAAGCCTTTTCGTCATCAGCCATTTCATAGCCGAGGGCGGTCAGCAGTTCATAGGTGCTGTCGAGGTCGTCATTTTTGCGGTGAACGAACTTGCTTGCACCTGTCGGTCCATTCCATTCCGTGCTCCAATAGCCCTCACGACTACCGTCCGTCGCATCGAAGGCAACCGCCAAGAGAATCTTCTCCGGCTCGGTATCGTAAGCGTTGAACATTTTCAGGGCATCTTCCAATTCCGTGTCTTCCCGAATCTGCTCATCCAGACCGATGCCGAGCAGCCGCAACACGTTTTCGTCATCCTCCATGTGCCGATATTCGGTCAGAATCGGGGTGGAATAAGCCAAGATTTCCGGCAGGTGCTTTTTGCACTCTGCGGGAGTCAAGTCCTTCACGAAGTCCCAGCGCAGCTCGTACATGAGCTTCGTAACAGCGGCAAACTGTTCTCTCGCAAGCTGCTCGGTGGCTCTTGCGGCCTCCCTCGCCGAGTTGCTGGCATCCTCGGCTTCCGTATCGCGAGGTTTATACAGGTCAATCTGATTTTCACTGACCTTATAGACATAAGCGATCTTGTCGGCATCTTCCGGCATGACGACTTCCTTTTTTGTGCCCCACTTTCCGTACGCATTTACATGCTCATGCGTCTGGTAGGAGGCCTGCGAATCTTCCGTAGCGAATTTTTTCAGCTGCTCAACCCATTCGGCCTTTTGGTGCTGCCATTTTTGCTGCTCCAGCGCATCCTGCATGGCCCGGTTGAAGTTCTGCGTACCGAGGGTTTCCAATACCCGGTTTCGGGCTTCCAAGTCCTCGATTTTGTCCAGCTGGGCGAAATCGGACAGGGTGGCACCGCGCTTTTCGGCTTTCTTGAAGCTGTCGCGGTTCAGTTCCAGCAGCTTGATGC